AGAGGAGTTTTCAAGTGCCTTGATAGAGTATCTACCAGATGCATCTGACCAGTATAAACGTGATTTAATGGACGCTTTTGAGTATAACGAGATAGGTTATACAATTGAAGATTAAAAAATTCAAGTATTATATGTGCGACTTTGAAACAACTGTATATAAAGGTCAAGAGTATACAGAAGTATGGGCGTCTGCATCTGTAGAATTATATACCGAAGATGTACAGATATTTCACTCTATTGATGAACAGTTTAACTATTTCTTAGAGCAGGATTGTAACATAATAGCGTACTATCACAATTTAAAGTTTGATGGTTCGTTTTGGTTATCATATTTATTGATAGATAAACACTTTAAACAAGCGTATGATAAAACAGGTGAAGCTGAAAATGCTGTAGTGTGGAAGAAAGACAAGTTTATGGATAATAACTCATTCAAATATTCCATATCAGACAAAGGTATGTGGTACACCATTATCATTAAAGTTAACAATCACTTTATAGAAATACGTGATTCATTAAAACTGTTACCATTTTCAGTAAAAAGAATTGGTAATAATTTTGGAACAAAGCACAAAAAATTAGATATGGACTATGAGGGTTTACGATATGCAGGATGTGCAATAACAGACAAAGAAAAAGAGTACATAGCAAATGATGTATTAGTTGTAAAAGAAGCTCTTGAGATTATGTTTGACCAAGGACATAACAATCTAACAATAGGTTCATGTTGTCTGGAAGAATATAAAGAAATATGTAAGACATCTACTAGGTTACAATTAGAGTACAAAGAGATGTTTCCAGATATGTACGACATCGACTTAGACGAAAGTACCTATAAATACCACACGGCAGGAGATTATATTAGACGTTCCTATCGTGGAGGTTGGTGCTATTTAGTTAAAGGTAAAGAGAACAAAGTACACGGATATGGTACAACAGCAGACGTAAATTCATTATATCCAAGTATGATGTCAAGTGAAAGTGGCAATCGGTATCCAGTTGGTAAGCCAAAATTCTGGTCGGGAAACTTTATTCCAGACAAAGCTTTACAATCTAACATGTACTACTTTGTAAGAATAAAAACAAGGTTTTATATCAAAGAAAACATGTTACCTTTTATTCAAATAAAGTCATCGTGGCTTTACAAGGGAACAGAAGCACTTGAAACATCTGATATTTATGATGCTACCACGGATAAATACTATGCTTTTTATAAAGATAATGACGGCGTACTAAGAGATACAAGAGTTGAACTTACTTTAACTATGACAGACTATCAGCTATTAAAAGAGCATTATGAATTAGTAGACTTTGAAATATTAGATGGCTGCTACTTTTATTCACAAATAGGAATCTTTGACGAGTACATAGAAAAATACAAGAAAATTAAAATGGAAAGTAAAGGTGCATTACGTGAATTAGCAAAGCTATTTCTTAATAACCTATATGGAAAGATGGCAAGTAGTAAAGACTCATCATTCAAATTAGCGTACATTAAGGAAGATAAGACTATTGGCTTTCTTCCAGTGGCAGAATCAAACAAAAAAGCAGGTTACATTCCAGTAGGTTCAGCAATCACCAGTTATGCAAGAAACTTTACAATTCGAGCAGCACAAAAGAATTATTATGGTAAAGATAAAGCGGGGTTTATATATGCTGATACAGACAGTATTCATTGTGACCTTAAACCAGAAGAAATAAAAGGTATCAAGGTTGATGATAAAAATTTCTGTTGTTGGAAACTGGAAAGCTGTTGGGATAAAGCTATTTTCACCAGACAGAAAACATATATTGAGCATGTAGTTGCAGAAAATTGTGAACCTATTGAAGTACCATACAATAACATAAAGTGTGCAGGTATGCCACAAAGATGTAAGGATTTATTTCAGCTATCTCTTGACGGTACGGCACATGAAGATGGATACACAGATGAATCAACAAACAATCATAAAGATTGGACACCAGAAGAGTTAGAGTTTTTATTTGAAAGTGGCACGCATAAACCTATAGTTCGTGATTTTAATGACTTCAAAGTTGGGTTAAAAGTTCCCGGAAAATTAAGACCGAAGCGTATACGTGGTGGAATCTTATTGGTTGACACATCATATGAAATGAGGTAAATGAAAAAGCAGGGGCGAACTAAGTTCGTATCCCTGCTTATCTTATATCTTTAACTTATGTGACAAACAAAGCGTTCAGCGAAAACGACAAACAATGCAGGCACTATACTTTCAAGTGTGCTACCCTGCATGTTCAATGTTGAACACATAAGAAGATACCTAGTAACTTAATGCACTAAGCACAGCTTCTTTGCACCGCATATCTTTAAATCTAAATGAACCGCGTTCAAACAAGAATCTAAGATTCGATAATAAGAAGTCATTACGTTTTAGCATAACGTAGTTTATTTCATGGTCATCAGTTGTAACAGTTATTTTTAATCTATATGTACTGTCTGGTCTATCATCACAATACACATACCCGTTCTCTGGAAACTCTCTTATTCCAAACTCACATCCTTTATACTTTAGTGTACAAATGTAAGAGTTTTTGCCTACCGGTTTATCAATGAAACTCTTGTTATCATTAAGATAAACACACTGACTACTATATGCAACATATTTATTCTTAGAAAACGCTCTGTTAAAACCGCTAGTTTTTTGCTCTTCACTTGCACTCTCAATGAACCCTTGTTCCAGAATAAACCCGTCACCACGTAGGAACTTTGTATCATCTTTCAGTCTTGAACTAATACCTAGTTCCACATAATAAGGGTTGATAATACTAACAGGGTTACTAAGCATGTACACTGGTACATATCTTACCTGTTTACCTTGTCCACGTGCAATACTGGTGTGTATACTAAGAAGTTTTTTTGTTTCATCAGCACAATAGTGATTGGTTTCAGATTGAAATTCATCAAAGATAAGTCGTTCTATGTCACTAAAAAGGTGACTATATTTTTTTATCTGGTCAGCACTGTTCAAACTAATAGCATAACCACAGCTTTTTTCATCTAAGAATAATTCATGGAAGATACCAGATGCCCTACGTTTTGATGTCATTGTGTGACTAGGAAAGAACAAACTACCTAAATCTTTATAGAACTTGTCTACAATATCATCTAGTTCATAGTTATATCTATAGATAAGACCAAACTTCTCGCCCTTATCTAAGAATCTATTTATACAAAGTCTACCAAAGTATGTAGTTTTACCACCAGTACGATTTGTTGTACACATATATATTTCTGGTTTGTTACCATTGATATCTAGCATTGACAATAATTTAGTACCGTCATAATATTTTGGCATATCAAAAATCTCCTTTCCATACTTAATTATAACACACCTATTGATTTTTTGCAAGTGTTGTGCTATAATAAAGATGAATTAAATAAGAAAGGAGATACCATGGAGAACTTATATCCAATCTTTGTAGCGTTAGGGTTTAACGCCCTAGACGTACTAACTGGAATTGTGTCAGCCGTAAAAAATAAAGACATTAAATCCGAAAAACTACGTGATGGTCTTTTCAAAAAAGTGGGTTTTATTTTATGTTATTTTACGGCGTGGTTAGTTGATGGGTACGGTGGTGTTATAGGGTTCAAACTAGGTGTAGCAATATTACCAGTTATTGTCCTTTATGTATGCACAACCGAGCTAGTTTCAATACTAGAAAATATATCTAAAATCAACTCAGACCTTTTACCAAGCAAACTTATGGAACTTTTTCACATTTCAAACACCAGAAAGGAGTAACAAATGGCTGACATTAACAAAGCTGTTTCTTTCATGATTACCACAGCAAAGGACAATATTCATGGTTATGACCAACAGCACAGAAACGGTCCAGATTATGACTGTAGTTCACTGGTAGGAACAGCATTATACTATGCAGATTTTGCTGTTTCACCGTATTCATGGACTGGCAACTTAGAATCACAGTTAAGAAAAGCAGGTTTTGTAGATTGCAAAGCACCATGGAAAGCAGGTGACATCCATTTAAACAGAGGAAACCACGTATGTATGAGTATCAATGAAAGCCAGATAGTTGAAGCGTCAATCAACGAAAAAGGTACAGTAACAGGTGGTAAAACTGGTGACCAGACAGGTAAAGAAATTCGGATTACTTCCTATTATAATTATTATCTAGGTTGGGATTTACATTTACGTTTTACTGGTGTAAACACAAATAGCAATAAAACTTTCACTATTGAAGAAATAGCTAAGCAGGTTGTTGCAGGTAAATGGGGTGTAGGTAATGAGAGAAAAAGACTCTTAGAAAATGCAGGTTATAATTATGATGAAGTACAAAGTTATGTAAACGGACTCTTTACAAAAGGTGGTTACAAGTCGAATGGTGAAGTTGCAAGAGAAGTTATTAAAGGTGTATGGGGTGTAGGAAAAGAAAGAAAAAACAGACTTGAAAAAGCAGGTTACAATTACGACGAGGTTCAAAAACTCGTTAACCAGATGTTAGGATAATATCATGCCGGACATCAACAAAGCTTATTCATGGGCAATCGAAACGTGTAATGCCCCTAACGTGGGATACAGTCAGACATATAGAAACGCCCAGACCGTAGGTGGCATTACATATTACGATTGCAGTTCTTTCATAAACTATGCACTCTTAGCAGGTGGATTTACAACACCTAACTACGCACCAAAATATAACGCTTTCACAACTTACACAGAAGCAGATGTTTTACTTTCACTAGGTTTCAAAGAAGTTGATGCTAGTGGCGAATACTTACCGGGTGACATTGGTCTTTCAGTTTCCCATACAGAAATGTGCTACAAAGGTGGCAATGGAAAAGGTGTATTCATGGGGGCGCACACAGACAATGCACCACTAGAGTATCAGGTTAGCATAGGTTCAACAACTGGAAATCAAAACTACGAAACATCATTCCCACGTTTATTCAGATATGGCGAGGGTGGTGCAACCGGTTACGGTTGTAGTGCATATGTTGTATCAGCAATATGTGGTAATATGTGGCAGGAAAGTGGTATAAACCCTGGAATGTGGGAAGGACAGAATGTTAGTTCATTTACTGCTTTAAATGTTGGTTTTGGGCTAGGACAATGGACAAACACTGGTGGAGATACACACGGTAGACTTTATAAGTTGCATGAATGGCTTCAAGAAAATGGATATCAAGATGATGATGGTGTCGGACAGTTAAATTATTTAATTCACGAAAATGTATGGTATTCCAGAGATGAAGCTAGTCAATATGCCACGTTAACAAATTTTCTTACTTCCAGTAGTACAGATTTAGCTGAATTAACACATGCTTTCAACGTAGGTTGGGAAGGTATTCACGACCACACATGGGATTTTCGTGTAACCTATGCAGAAAAATGTTATGACTTTATTAAGAAGCATGCAAATGACACTTCAATTAACAAATGGTTTTCAAAAAATGAGTTCTTATCGGTCGACGAAAGACTCAACAATGCCGTTCTTATTTATAGATTCTTATCGGCAGGTGGTGGGGGTGGAGGTACACACACCACAAAAAAGAAATCAATGCCAGTTTGGATGATGTTAAAATATCATTATTAAGTTGAAAGGAGATGATTAGATGGCAGTAAGAACTAGAGAAGAAATTCTGGAAAGTTTCAGAACTCGGTTAGGAGAAAATCCTGATGATGATTCCATATCGTTTTTAGAGGACGTTACCGACACACTGAATGACTTTGAAACAAGAGCAAAAGGTGACGGAACAGACTGGAAAAGCAAGTATGAAGAAAATGATGCAAATTGGAGAAAGAAATATACAGAAAGATTTTTCTCAAAAGAACCAGAACCAGAACCAGACCCAAAACCAGAACCAGATGATACCCCAAGGACATTTTCAGATTTATTTAAGGAGATTTAAAGATGGCTAGAAGAATTGCTAATAGTACGCTTAATGCGTCTACAATTGACATTATGAACGTTATCAGGCAGAACGCTTCATATGATTATCAGCAGAACGTACCTGCTGTCACAAAGGCAAGTGACATTCCTAAAGTAGGAGAAGTTATCTACGGTACACCTGCTTTTGCGAACCAGTTTATTAACGCACTTGTAAACAGAATCGCTATCGTGCGTGTGCAGTCTGCAAACTTTAACAACCCGTATTCAATTCTTAAAAAAGGATATCTTGAGTACGGCGAAACTGTAGAAGATATTTTTGTATCAATTGCAAAAGCGGTAGACTTTAGTGCAGAAAAAGCACCGAAGAGAGAGTTCCAGAGAAGTATACCGGATGTTCGCTCAGCATTTCACGTAATGAACTGGCGTGTAATGTACCCGGTAACTATTCAGGATGAAGATTTAAGACAGGCATTTCTTAGCATTGACGGTGTACAGAACCTTATTGCTAAGATTGTTGATGCTGTTTACACTGGTGCAGAGTATGACGAGTTCCTGCTCTTTAAGTACCTGTTGATTAAAGCAATCAGTCATGGTAGAATGTATCCGAAGTCAATCGGTACTGGTGAAGCACTTACAGAAAGTGCTGTTCAGTTTAGAGGTACTTCTAACTTATTACCATTTATGTCAAGTGAGTTCAATGAAGCAGGTGTTAAAACGAACACGCCTAAAGAAAGACAGGTTATTTTCATGGACGCTATGTTCAACGCACAGTACGACGTAAATGTACTTGCAAGTGCTTTCAACATGGACAAAGCAGATTTTATGGGTAGACTGTTCCTTATTGATAACTGGTCAGAGTTCGACAATGAACGTTTTGACGTTATCAGAGCTAATTCTGATGGTATCGAAGAAGTTACTACTACTGAACTTGCACTGTTGAAAAACGTTAAAGCTGTTATTCTGGACGAGAACTGGTTTCAGGTTTATGATAACAATAACAAATTCACAGAGAAGTATGTTGCATCAGGTTTGTACTGGAATTATTTCTATCATACATGGAAAACAGTTTCCAATTCTCCGTTTGCAAACGCTTGTGTATTTGTAACAGATGATGCTACAATCACATTACCTGCATCAATCACAGTACATGTTGATGCTAAGGACGAAAGTGACATTGCTACGGTATTTACAATCAGCCCAGACTTAGATGGTCAGAGCCTTGAGCCACACAATGTAAACTTTATTCAGACAGAAGCGTTGACTAAGGTAGGTATTGCTGTTCAGCCTTATGGTGGAATTATGATTCCTAACAATCAGATTGCTACAGAGATTACTCTGGTAGCAGAGATTAACGGTACTAAGTACACAGCTACTACGGCTATTACTGGTGAAACAACTGTTGATACTGCTATTACCTTAAATAAAGGGTAATGCTAAGGGGTGTGTGGTAGTATTAAGTTACTGCCACACACCAGTTAGAAAGGAATGTATTATGTATATAAATCCTCAGACTAATATAAAGTTGCTAAAAGATGTACCACTAGATACAACATATGACCACACATTATGGTTTGACAATGCAAGTGCGCAGTTCGGTTATTTCAGTGCGTTGACTAAGTACAATATGAATAACTACAGTTATCAGAGGGTACAAAAAGGAGTAGCAAGAGTCGGTATTAAAGCTGACAGTCTTTATGATTGCAACTACATGATGTTTCAAAATTCCGCATATGGTAATAAGTGGTTTTATGCTTTTATCACAAGTGTTGAATATGTGAATGACGTAACATCTAACATCAGTTTTGAAATTGACGTTATGCAGACATGGTTTTTTGATTGTTCACCAGATTATTGCTTTGTTGAAAGAGAACACTCGGTAAGTGACCAGATAGGTGCTAACATTATACCAGAAAACCTTGACACTGGCGAGTATGTGTACAATGGATATGGTAAATTAACTAAAGCACTTGACCCTTTGTGCATTATATGCATGGTCTGTGACACCACAGAAGACCCCGACGGAACGTTATATGATGGTATTTATGGTGGTTGTACATTATTTGCGTACAATGTAAATAAAAAAGGTGTTTCAGCTTTAACTAAAAAATTGCAAAGTTATAACCAAAAACCAGATGCTATTGTAGGTCTTTACATGTGCCCTGTTATAGCTACTGGTAAAGCTATTCCTGATGATGGCCTACAATTACTATTTTCAAAAGGAGCTTTTGGTTTTGACATTTCTGTTCCTGCCTTAACAACAAATGATACGCTTGACGGGTACAAACCTAAAAACAATAAAATGTACACTTATCCGTATAACTATTTATCAGTAGAAAACGGAAAATCTACAGCTAGTTTTAGGTATGAATTTTTTAACAATTTAACTGTAGCACTTCATGTTGATGTTCCAGTAACTATGCCTGTTCAAGTAGCATTAAGGCCAAACGGATACAAGGGTAGTAAGGTAGGCACAACTCTTAACGGTGAATCATTGATACTTGATGATTACCCAATGTGCAGTTGGTCTACTGATTCTTTCAAAGCGTGGCTAGCACAGAACGCACTTCCGTTAGCTACAACAGCAACCGCAGGTGTATCTGCACTAGGCTTGTCTGCTTTAGGTGTAAGTTTTCCACCGCTAGGCGTACTAGCAGGAGTTGGAACAGTGATGAATCTATTATCACAGGGTTATAAGGCATCTATTGCAGCTGATGTAGCAAGGGGTAATATTCACAGTGGTAACGTTGATGTGGCAAGTGGAAAGAAAACCTTTTGGGGCGGTAGAATAAGTGTGAGTCATCAATATGCAAGAATGATTGACGATTTCTTTACTAAGTTTGGGTATGCAACTAAGAGAGTAAAAATTCCTAACCGTAACAGTAGACCGCATTGGAACTATGTGAAAACTGTTAGTGCTACAATGACAGGTAGTGTACCGTCTGATGACATGAAAAAAATTTGTAGTATCTATGATAACGGTGTTACATTCTGGAAACATGGTTATGAAGTTGGTAGATATGACCTAGACAATAGTCCAGTGTAATAAGGTGGTGAAAAAATGGGACGAAGAAAACATGACATTTTTGACGAAAGTATGGTATTGAATAACCTTACTTATCGCCAGTATTTAAACAGGTTAACAGAACTTGCTATATCAATGTTTGAATGGAAGAACCTGCCGGATACAGTTGATGAAAGATATTTGGAATTACATTTATTTGAAACTGGTTGTATGGTTTACTTCCAAGACGATATATTAGGGGACTTGTGTTTAGACAACATTGCCAACGGTAAACTTAGTGTGTATGGTGACCCTTTACTAAGACGTGCTTACAGTGGTTACAACAATTACCAGAAGTTACTATCTTATAAAGATAGCGTCATTATCTGGAATAATTTATTGCATACTAACAGTATTCTTGACGTTGAAATGTTTGCAAGAAGACTATACAATATTGACAGAATTATTGATGTTAACGCAAACGCACAGAAAACACCTGTGCTGTTACAAGGTAGTGAAAAACAAAGACTTACTCTTTTGAATTTATATAAAGAGTATGACGGAAACGCACCCTTTATTTTTGGTGACAAAAATCTGGATATTAACTCATTGAAAGCATTTAGCACTAATGCTCCGTATGTGTGTGATAAATTGTACCAGTTAAAAACACAAATATGGAATGAAGCTTTAACTTATCTAGGTATCAGTAATATCAATATTCAGAAGAAAGAAAGATTGATAACTGACGAAGTTACACGTAACCAAGGTGGTACTATTGCAAGTAGGTATAGCAGGTTAGAATCACGCAGAAAGGCTGTTAAAAAAATAAATAAGATGTTCGGTACAAACATCGAAGTCAATTACCGTGAAGATTTTCAGCAGATTGGTGACGATAATCAGCCAGAAGACCCGGGTGCAGAAACGATAGGTGGTGCAGGAAATGAGTAAATACACAACAGAAGTTAGATATATTTGTGAAAATGATTGTGGGTTAGATGAAAGTGTTGGATTTAACTCTGTAGATGATGTTATATCAAAATCATGGGATAAAATTTTTACTAGTAAAGTACCATTCTTTGATGAAGATTATAGAAAGATACTTTGTTGTAAAATCTTAAAGCACTATTATTTAAGAGAAATTTGCTGTGAAACTGTTGGCATCTGGAAACTTTGGGTTAATACTAAGTTGGAAGAAATCATGCCATACTATAATCAGTTATATGAAAGTGCTAAGTTAAAGTTTGACCCCTTCCATGATGTTGACTTAACCAGAAAACATAACAGGACTGAAAATGAAAAAAGTACAGACAATAGAATTGGAAATGGAAGCAGAGATGTTAACGCAACACAGACAACAAACAGTAATAAAAATAGTAACGCAAACGGCGAAGAAAAGAACTTGTTCAGCGATACACCTCAAGGCGGTTTATACGGTGTTGATAACCAGACGTATTTAACAGATGCTAGAAAAATTAACACAACAAATAGTGGCAATGAAAGTGTAAGTGGTAATTCTACTGAGAAAAGCGAAAGTAGCTATAAAGACAGTGAACAGAGTAGCGGTAATGTTGACACTACAGAAGATTATATCGAAACTATTGTAGGTAAGCAAAATTCAGAAAACTACAGTTCGTTAATCATGAAATATCGTGAAACTTTCTTGAATATTGACATGCAGGTTATTAAAGAATTTGACGAATTATTTTTTGGATTATGGTAGAGTAGAAAGGAGTAATATATGTTTACAGATGTAGAAACACTTAGATATTGTACTTTAAAGGTATTACCTTTGGTGTACGACGACTCTCTTAGTTATATGGAAGTGCAGGGTAAAATCGTTAAAAAGTTAAATGAACTGATTAAGAACAATAATGAGATACCTGCCTACATTAGAGAACTTATTAAAACGTACATTTCTAGTGGTGAAATTGACAACATTATTGCAGAGATTTTAAGCGATTATATGCTTAGTGTTAAAAATCCACCAAAAAATTTAAAGCCTGCTGTCGGTAATGGTTCAGCAGATGATACCGAAGCTATTCAAGGGTGTTTGGATTATGCTAAAGCTCATAACGGTATGTGCGTTTACTTTCCAAGTGGTGCTTATCTTACTGGTACATTAACACTTCCAGAAAATAGTGACGTTACCATGTTTGGACAGGGTAGATATGTTACTAGATTGGTGCTTAGAGGTGGAGTTACAGAACCTATGCTCAAAGGTAATGTTAAAACACTGACGTTGACAGGTCTTAAACTTGATGGTAACGGTGATATACAGGTAAATAATGTTGACCTTATTGAATGTACTGGTGTTAATATTAGCATATCACAGTGTATTCTTACTGATGGGTTCACCTTAGCTAAGCTTACATCTAGTAATAATATACAGATTAGTCATACAGTTTTTGACCATGCTATTGAAAATGCTTTGACTATCAGTGGCACAGGAGATTCTAATTGTAGTGATGTCACTTTCAATTCTATTTCTACTTTAGTTGGAAAGGAATTTATTAAACTTAATTCTGACAATAATGCTATTGTATGTACTGTGACTAGTGATGCCACAAAACTACTCACTATTAACGGCAATGATAACTATGTTGAAATTAACAGTGTTAGAAATTATACAAACTATGTTGATAATGGTCAAAATAACATTGTTAAAATTGCAAGAAGTGTTTACAAAGGAAGTGTCAAACAGTTAAATGTTACGGGTGAAAACGCTAATATCTCTTATGTAAAAAGCGTATTAAACGGACAAACAAAAACTGAAAATTATACGGGTGATGTTTCTTTAAATACCAAAGGTAAGTTAAAAAATGAGTGTAAAACAAAAGAAGAAATTGTTAACGGCGATGTAACAGAAAGTGCAGTAAATAAAACAGAAAACTATACTGGTGATGTTACCACTACTGGTGTAAATAAAACTGAAACCTATACTGGTAATGTTGATACTACTGGTGTAGATAAAACAGAAACATACAGTGGTGATATTGTTACTAATGGAAAAACAAAAACAGAAACGTACACTGGTCTTGCAGAAGTAAACGCAGACCAATACCTCACTAAAACAACAGTCAATTATTCTGAAATTGGCGTGCAAAAACAAGAACACTATACTGGTGCTGTTGAACAAAGCTATGGAAGTGTTACTCAGACTGTAGAAGGAAATTCAACAGAATCATGCCAGACTAAAACAATAAAAGCGTCATTGATTGACCTCAATTCAATCAGTCCAATAAGATATAAAACACCGGTACAGTTAGAAACAACAGAGTTCTTTGACTATGTACCTATGATAGACAGAAACGAAAATATAGTAAAAGTTCTAACAGCAAACAATAAGACACCACTTATTTCATCTACTATAGCAAATAATGTTCTTATTATCGGTGACAGCTACGCAGAAGGTTACACGCCAGACGGAAATGTAAAAGGATTCCCTACTTTAATGGGTGAGTATGCAGGGTGGACAGAAAATGTTGATTTCTGGAAACAATATGCAGGTGGTGCAGGGTTCGTATCTGTTGGCTCAGAAGGTAAAAACTTTATGAACCTACTCACTGACGCATTTAACAGAATGACAGAAATAGAACGGTTATCTATCAAGAAAATTCTAATAGCAGGTGGTTGGAATGATGCCGTATCGTCTACGGCTTCTATTTTAACGGGTATTAAGGGTACAGTTGATAGAGCTAAAACAATGTTTAAAAATGCTGAAATTTACATTGCTATGATTGGTTGGAGTGGTAATTATGATAAACGTGAACAGATTGTTAAAAATGTACTCCCTGCATATACAAGGTGTGGAAGATATGGCGCAAAATATATAACAAATTCTGAATATATTATGCATAACTACGGCGGACTTAGTAGTGACAAAAATCATCCAAACACTGAAAATCAAGAGTTATTAGCTACCTACTTACTAGACGGTATTCTAAGTGGTAGTTGCGATGTTCAGTATAAGCAGTCTTTACCATATCATGTTAACAGTAAAGTGGCTACTGGTATACCTAGCTTAGGTGAAATCTGTATGTCAAATGGCGTTATTACATGGAATGTTGGACGATTCTACATTAACTTTGGTAATGTTACTATTGGCGGTGGTGCTATTCCTGTTATTGCGACTGTAGACAACGATTGCTTAGTACGTGGTGGCAAATCAGAATCAAACATGTTTGGTGGAATTGTTAGTGGTTATATTCAAGAAAAGGGGTCACCAGATAAATTCT